AATACAAGTATGGTTATTGTTACCTCCGTTCTTGGCGCAGCTACAGGTACAAGTGTGACTGCCACAGGTGTGATTGCTTCAACAGGCACGGCTGGCGTAGGCTACGCAACTGGCGCTGGTGGCGCGGTTACGCAAATAACAAGTCGCACTACGGGCGTGACACTTAACAAGACTGCTGGCGCAATTACGTTAGTTAGCGCAGCGGGTTCGGCTACTGCTGCAACTTTTGTCGTTACAAACAGCACAGTGGCTGCAACCGATGTGATTATCCTTAACCAAAAGTCAGGCACTGACTTGTATGACTTGTTGGTCACTGCTGTGGCTGCGGGAAGTTTTAATATCACATTTCGCACTACTGGCGGCACAACTACAGAACAACCAGTATTTAATTTTGCAGTTATTAAAGGCGTAGCTGCTTAATGAAAACGCCGATTCTTGGGTCGGCGTATGTTGCTCGCAGTATCAACGCTGCGGATAACCGCATGGTCAATCTGTTTCCCGAAGTGATCCCTGAGGGCGGCAAGGAGCCTGGCTTTCTTAACCGCGCCCCTGGCCTTAACTTTCTGCAAACCGTGGGCACTGGCCCAATCCGCGCATTGTGGGTACAGCAGAGCAATAGGAACAACTTTTATGTTGTGTCGGGCAATCAATTCTTTAAATTGACCGGCTTGACTGCCACACCTACATTGCTTGGCACTGTGTCAGGCACTGGCCCCGTATCAATTGCTGACAATGGAACGCAAATCTTTTTGGCTTGCAATCCTGACGGCTACATCTACAACGAAACTACTAACGTATTTGCCCAAATCACCGATCCTGATTTTGCTGGCGCGGTGACAGTAGCGTACCTTGACGGGTACTTTGTATTCAATCAACCCAACAGTCAAATAATTTGGGTGTCGCAGTTGCTGGACGGTACATCAGTTGACCCATTGGACTTTGCAAGTGCTGAAGGTTCACCCGACGGCGTGGTGGGCATCATTGCCGATCACCGTGAGCTGTGGGTGTTTGGTACTGATTCAGTTGAAGTTTGGTACAACTCTGGCAACGCTGGCTTTCCCTTGGAGCGCATCCAAGGCGCTTTTAACGAGATCGGCTGCGTGTCAGCGTACACCATTGCCAAGATGGACAACGGCCTGTTTTGGCTAGGCACAGATGCCCGTGGCCAAGGTATTGTGTACAGGGCAAACGGCTATACCGGTGTTCGTATTTCCACACACGCCATTGAATACGCCATTGCCCAGTACGGCAACATCTCAGACGCTATCGCCTACACGTACCAGCAAGAAGGCCATGCTTTCTATGTGTTGACATTTCCTAGCGGCAACGCTACATGGGTATACGATGTATCTACACAAGCGTGGCATGAACGAGCTGGCTTTGTAAATGGTGATTTTATGCGGCACCGCAGCAACTGCCAGTGCAACTTTGGCGGCAACATTATTGTTGGCGACTTTGAAAACGGCAACATCTACACGTTTGACTTGGATGTGTACGCCGACAACGGCGGCATCCAAAAGTGGTTGCGCTCTTGGAGGGCGCTGCCGACTGGCCAAAACAACCTCAAACGCACCGCGCATCACAGCTTGCAATTGGACTGTGAAACAGGCGTGGGGCTGAATTTATATCCTGGGTATGACAGTGAAAATATTGATACTGAGTCAGGATTAGATCTTGTGGCCGAATATGTGCAGACGTTTTTGGCCACTCAATCAGGCGTTACGTTAACCACCGAAGCAGGCGATGGTTTTGAGCCTTTAGGCCAATACGAGCTGTCGGATACCGACATCACTGGGTACAACTTAGTCACTAACTCATACCTTGCTGCACCAGGCTATGACCCCGAGGTTATGTTGCGTTGGTCGGATGACGGCGGTCACACTTGGTCAAATGAGCATTGGTCACCAGTTGGCAAGATTGGCGCGTATGGCCACCGAACCTTTTGGCGCAGGCTTGGCATGACATTGAAGCTGCGCGACCGTGTGTACGAACTCTCAGGCACTGACCCCAACAAAATAGCCATCATGGGCGCAGAATTGATCTTAAGCCCGACCAATTCTTAATCATGGCCACCAGTCCAAACTCCACCCAGATCACGCCCCCACGGGTGTCGATCATTGATGAACGCACTGGTGCGGTGTCAAGGGAGTGGTATCGGTGGTTCTACAGTCTGTACAACATTGTTGGGACAGGCACTGGCGTTATTCCTGTTACCAGTGGCGGTACAGGGTTATCCACTATTCCAACTAACGGCCAATTGCTGATTGGTAACGGTACAGGGTATACCCTAAATACATTAGGGTTTGGAACAGGTATATCGGTCACCAATGGTGCTGGCACTATTACGGTGGCCAACGCTGGCGTCTTGTCATTCTCAGGCGGCACTACTGGCCTGACGCCAGCAACGGCCACTACAGGCAATATCACTCTTGCAGGCACCTTGGCTATTGCCAACGGTGGCACAAACGGCTCTGCTACCCCTACAACCAACGGCATTGCCTACGGGACAGGTACAGCGTATGCGTTCACTGCTGCGGGCACCACCGGCCAAGTGCTGACGGCCACAACAGGCGGCGCACCTACTTGGGCAACGCCAGCGGGTGTCGCCGCACCCGTTATTAAGACTGCCAACTTCACCGTTGCGGACACTGATGTTTGGCTGATCAACAACAAGTCTGGTTCAACCTGTACGGTGACTTTGCCAACAGCTTCAAGCTGGACAGGTCGGGTTTTGAGGTTTCAGAATTACCAAGCTCAGACGGTTGTCTCAGCGTCGTCAAACGTGGTGCCGCTGACCGGCGGTGCGGCGGCAACGTCTATCCTGTTGGCCAACTCAGGTGACCAAACGACTTTGGTGTCTGACGGCTCGAACTGGCTGGTGACACAATATATACCTAACAACATTCTTCTTTTGGAATAATTGATGCAAGTCGCTTACGGTAAAGGATTTGAACTCACGCCAGCTTTGTCCATGTCGGGCAAGGTACAAGCGTTGCAGGCAGAGCTTTTAAAAATGCCACAGGCCGACATCATCACTGAGCATACGTTTATGCCTGGCGTTTACGAACGCAAGATCACAATCCCAGCTTGGACTGTTTTGACCGGCGCGGCGCATAAAACTGATTACCATGTTCGGCTGGAAAAGGGTACGATTGCGGTCAACACGGAAGATGGGGTAAAGACTTTTACCGGCCCCTTTGAATTTGCTGCTTGTGCTGGGCTACAACGTGCTGGGCGTGTATTTGAAGAAGAAGTTGTCTGGGTGGACATATATGCTAACCCAGACAATTGCATTGATCTTGCGGTGTTAGAAGACAGACTGTATATCGTGCCTGAATATGGGCTAGGGGACAGCCGCACTAAAGAACAAAAGGCGGCGATTGCGTACCGCGCTTTCCTATATAAATTAGGAATGAACGACGGTGAAGTTAATGAAATGTTTGATGCTTCAGTGGGGATAACGGAAAAGACACCCGATATTTGCGCTTTGGTAGCAAGTAGAATGCAAGCAAAATGTAACCTAGTGTTATAAGGAGAATTACGATGGCAGGATGGGTAGCAGCAGCCGTAGTAGGCAGTTCACTTATAGGCGCAAATGCAGCAAGTAAAGCCGCAGGCGTACAAGCCAGCGCGGCAGATCGTTCTGGTGCGTTGCAACGAGAAACCGCTAAAGAGCAATTGGCTCTTCAAAAGCAAATGTATGAAGAAGATGTAGTAAGGCAAAAACCTTTTTACAACACCGGCGTTAATGCGTTGCCAGAACTGGTCAAAGCGTCCAAATACACGCCGTTTGGAATGCAACAATTTCAGCAAGACCCTGGTTACGCTTTTCGATTAAAAGAAGGTCAACAAGCACTTGATCGTCAAGCTGCCGCCCGTGGCGGTTTAATCTCTGGCGGCGCTTTAAAGGCCGCGCAACGCTACGGCCAAGAGATGGGAAGCCAAGAGTACACCAATGCTTTTAACCGGTATCAGGCAGAGCGCCAAGCTCGTCTGGGGCCATTGCAATCATTGACAGGCATGGGTCAAACTACCGCGCAACAAATTGGCGGCGCGGGTCAAAATTACGCAGGCAGCTCCGCAAATATTTCGCAAAATATGGCAAGAGATGTTGGCGAAACATACATGGGTGGCGCTAACGCTCGCGCGTCTGGATATGTTGGTGGCGCAAATGCTTTGACTAGCGGTTTGGGTACGTATTTAAACTATAGCCAAGGCCAGAATATGCTGGGGGCTTTGAGAGGCGGCGGTGGTTATGGCACGCCTGCTGGTTATGGAACGCCGGTGCTTGGCGATTTCTCATCTATGCAAGGATAAATCATGCCAATCGATCCTAGAATTGCGCTTGGCGTTCAACCCTTTCAGTTGGCTGATCCGCTGGCGCAGTACGGCCAAGTTCAAAACATCTTGGCCGCACAATCCCAAAGACAAGCTGCCGGTACGCAAAATGAGTTGGCGCAAACGCAACTAGGCCAAGTTCAAATGACAATGCGCCGAGCGCAAGAAGCACAAGACTTCATAGATAAAACTATGGAAGCCGCCGCAAAAAATAACGCGCCGACTAAAGACCCTATGGAAGCGGCCATAATAATGTCGAACCATTCAAATGAAATGGTTCGAACAGTTGGCAAGCACATGCTTGAAGCAAATAAAATTGTTCAAGAATACCGACAACAAGCTCAGTTTATGCAAGACCAAGGGGGCATTGCGCCAATAAGCCAGCCCGCAGCCGTTGCACCTCAATTTGCAGAAAGCGCTGCATTTGGAGCACAAGGCCGCGCAGCGGCAGCAGAGCCTGCCGCAGCAATCTCAGCACCTGGAGTGGCCGCGTTTAATCAGCAGAATAAACTTGCCGCAGTGCAACAAGCGCAGCCGGTCAATGCTATGGCCGCGCCGCAGGGTAAGACTGCGGACAGTATCAAAGCCGAAATACAAAGCGGGGACAGACGTTACGGCACAGCGCCAGGTTGGGCAAAACAACGTGAGTTGTTGGTTAAGCAATTTGAAAGCGCGCTTGATCCACGCCGTTCTACTTTTGCGGCTATCACGCCAAAAGATTACACACCAGAATCAATTGCAAAATTTAATCTAACAGGGAATTACGCTGACTTGGTTCAAAAAGTTGACCTTAAAAATACAAATTTGGGTAACGTCAACCCTGCGGATTACACACCTGACTCTGTGCAAAAATTTGCCACATCAGGTAATTATGCGGACTTGGTTTTAAAGGCAACAAAAGCTGATAACGTAATCGCTAACGTCAACCCTGCGGATTACACGCCAGAATCTTTGGCTAAATTTGCAACAAGCAGAAACTACGCAGACTTGGTTTTAAAGCCAGCAAAAGTTGATAACGTAATCGCTAACGTTACGCCGTCAGACTACACACCAGAATCTTTGGCTAAGTTTGCGACAAGCAAAAATTATGCGGACTTAGTTTTAAAGGCAGCAAAAGCTGATAAATCAGTTTCCAATATCAATCCTGACAATTACACACCAGCGTCTGTGCAAAAATTTACGACGTCAAACAACTATGAAGACTTGGTGCTAAGGGATGCAAAAGAAACTAAGCTTATAGCTAATATCAACCCTGATAGTTACACTCCAGAATCTGTAGCTAAGTTTGCTACGTCAAGCAACTATGCAGACTTGGTTTTAAGACCTAGCAAAGCAGACAAAGCAATAGCTAACATAAACCCAGATAGTTACACTTCAGAATCTGTAGCTAAGTTTGCTACATCAAACAATTATGCAGACTTGGTTTTGAAACCTAGCAAAGCAGACAAAGCAATTGGAAATGTCAATCCTAACGACTTTACGCCTAAGTCCGTAGCTAAGTTCAACTTGTCTGGAGACTATGCTGACTTAGTTCCAAAAGCACCGGTAAGTTCTGCAACGCCTTCAGCGCCGGTTGCAGTTGTCGGCGAGGATGGAAAAATTAGATATGTCAGCCGCGAAGAAGCCATATCTAAAGGTATGACCCCCGCAAACGCGGAAGAAGGTTTGACAACAAAAGAAAAGCAAGCGCGTGAGGCTAAATATCCTGTAGCAAAACAATCGGTCACGACTATTTCCGCAACAATGAATGAAATTGACGCTACGATTAAACGATTGCTAGAAAACGAAAAAGGCTTAAACGGCATAACAGGTTTAATTTATGGCAATACACCGGCGCTAACTGACGCGGCACGGAAAGCTGCTGCCGATTTAAAACAACTGAAAAATTTAGCTTTTGTTCAAGGATTAACTGAATTGCGCGCCGCATCTTCTACTGGTGCTGCCGTGGGCAACGTGACTAACAAAGAAGGCGATAGGTTTGAAAATCTAAAAGCATCTCTTGAAACATCACAATCATTTGATGATTTAAAAGCATCGTTAACCCGATTACAATCGCAAGCAAACGCCACGCGCGACACTGTTAAGCAAACGTTTGAAGACACATATTCGTATAGAAATCAAGGCGCTAAAGCAGCACCAACGCCTAGTGGTGCAGTTGATACCAACAACCCCTTGTTGAAGGGAAAATAAATGGCCGATTTAGCCACAATCCTTAATGACCCCAATTACATCAACGCAAACCCTGCGACAAAGGCAGCTATTTTTTTAAAATTTGCGCCTGACGATTTAAATTACGTCAACGCAAATGAAGCAACCAAACAAGCTATCCATGAAAAATTTGGTGTGCAAAACCTTGGCGAACAAATTAGCGAAAGTATTGGCACTGCAATGGGCAGCAACCCGCCACCTGAGCCTACGATGTACCAAAGAGTTCGCCCCTACGTTGCGCCTACAGTTGAAGCGTTAGGTGCAGTTGGCGGCGCTACGTTAGGTATTCCTTTAGGGCCACCTGGAGTTGTTGGCGGCGCGGGCTTAGGGTACGCCATTGGCAACGAATTAATGTATCAAACCGACGTAGCTTTTGGGGCTAGAAAGCCAAGGCAAGGTTTTGAAAATGTCACCGAGCCGCTTAAAAACGTGCTTACAGGTTCAACATTTGAAGCTGGCGGTCAAGTTGTTGCGCCTATCATTGGTAAAGTAGTTGGCAAAGCTATGGACTTGCGCCAAATCCCCCAACAAAGAGCCGCCAAAATGGCTCGGGCAGCGTTGGGCAATGACATGCCTCAAGTTATCAACACCTTGCGGAATGCGCCGCCAAACGCTAGCGTAGCCGAGCTGACCGCAAATATTGAAAACCCATTGTGGCAAGCATTTGTTAAAGATGCGCTAGCTAAAGACCCACAGTTTTTACGCAAAATGCGCCTTGCAGATGACGCGCAAGCAACCAATGAACTTTCCAAATTGGTAGGTGCCACTAATGCTGCGGAAGCACGAGGCGTACTTGAAACGGCCAAGAGCAACCTTAACGCCATGACCGGCCCACAGCGTGAGGCCGCAATTGCGCGCGCTAACTTGGGTCAAGAAGTGGCTGCGTATGAAGCCCAAGCAGGCAAGTTAAGCGCTCAAGCTGCGGCTGAAGTACAAAAAGTGCGTGACCTAATAGAGCTAGGTGACCACGCGGCAGCGGCAGCTCGATTGCAAACAATTAAAGCTGGGTTCCCCGCAGGATCGGCAAAAGCCCCAGCTAAATCTCAAGCTGGCTTTTCAGACGTATGGGCGCAAACAAATACTTACCCTGGAAAATTGGCGCAAATGTCGGACGAATGGGCGGCTAAATCGGCCACTGCATCTCTTGATTTGGGCCAAGGCGCTCGATTTGCTCAAGCCGCTGCCGATGCTTTGCGGTCTGTAGGCATCAAACCTTTAGAGACTGCGCCGCTTATTCAAAGTATTAAAGCTATAACTAACAAGCCTGAGTTTGCAGGTAATGATTTATTGGCTGGCGCGGCAAAAAATGTCGCAGATGATATGGCCAAATGGACGGCCAGCAATGGTGTGATTGACGTTAGGGCTTTAGAAGCAATTCGCAAAAACTCAGTAAACGCCGCAATTCAGCAGTTGCGCCCTGGGGCTGACGCAACTACCCAGCGCAATCTTGCCGCCGGTGTGTTGTCTAAACTTAAACCTGTTATTGATGACGCAATCGAAGCCGCCGGTGGTGTGGGCTGGAGAGACTACCTTGCAAGCCATGCACAAGGAATGCAGCGGATTGCCGAAAAAGAATTGACCGGCGAAGCGTTAAACCTTTGGAAATCCGGCTTAAAAGGTAAAGACGCGTTTGTGCGCTTGGTTCAAAACGAATCGCCAGACGCTGTTGAAAAAATTCTTGGCCCTGGCAAATACAACATAGCGGCGGAATTGACCGACAGTACTTTGAAGGTAATGCAAAACCAAGCGCAAAAACATTTGGCCAAAATGTCCGTGGCGGAACAAGTCACCGAAGGCCAGACAGCGTTGACTCAATTAGTATCGCAACAATCAAATAATTTCAGATTTCCTTCTTGGCTTAATTTTTGGACTACGGCAGGTAACCAAGCCATCAGTGAGCTAGAAAAGAAAATTGGCAACAAGAGTATGGCAGTGCTGACGCAAGCTCTTAAAACGCCGCAAGGCGCGGCTAACTTGCTGGAAACTTTACCTGGTGCAGAACGTAGTCGAGTACTGCAATTGATAGGAAACCCCAAAGGTTTGGTACAGAAAGCAGCAGCACCAGCAGCTATTGGCGTAACAAACGCATTGGCTCCCGAAAACCAAAACCAGAATGCACTTGCACGATGACTGAACAAACCACCACCAAGCTGGCCGTACACGAAGCTGTTTGCGCTGAACGCTACGCGGCCATTGAAAAATCATTTACCGATGGCGACAAGCGCATGACGCGGATTGAGTACTTGATCTACGTTGTCATTGTTGCTGTGCTGTTTGGCCCAGGCTTTGCCGGTGAGCTGGTCAAAAAAGTATTGGGGCTGTAAATTGAACCTATCACATTGGCACTGGCTGCAATTGCTGGAATTAAGCAAGGTGTGGCTTTGTA